CGCCCCACGCCCCACATACGACGAGATGAGCAGACACCATGCCCGTCCTGTGCACCTACGATCCGACGACGGACGCCGGCATGGTCCGCCTGCTTACCGATGACGCCGATCCCGACAACTACGCGTTCACCGACGCCGAGATCGCCGCGGTCTACGCGGCCAACGGGAGCAATGTGCTGCGGACAGCGGCTCGGCTCTTGGAGATACTCGCCACCAACCACAGCAAACTTGCCATCAGAGTCGGTCGTGGCGACGTATCAGAAGACCTCACCCAGGTCGCCAAGAACCTCCGTGATCAGGCGGACCGCTACCGGGCGCAGGCCGATGAGTCAGACGACACCGGAGCCTGCCTGGAGGCCTCGGTCTCTCCATCCTACGAGCGGTTCAGCTACACCCGGAACATCCTGCTCGACCGTGACGACGAGGTGCGCCAGTGAACCGCGCCAGCGTCGGCAGCGTGCTCACCAGCCTCTACGCGCGGAGTGCAAGCAGCCTGGTGGAGGGCGAGCACCAGGGCACGGGAGACACTAACGCGCCACCGTTTGAGACCGCGGCTACAGGTCATCCGGCATTGCTCCTGCAACTCAGTGCCCGCCAGAGGCAGAGCCGGGCGCAGGCCTACAACGACCCGATCACGCACGAGGCCTACTGCGATGACAGGACGGAACTGGAGATCGGGTGCCGCGTGCGGGAGACGCACCGCAAGGCCGAGAACGGGGCCTGGGTGCTGATCCCGCGCGAACAGCAAGTCCGGTGCACTGTGCTGGGCAAGGAGCGCGTTCCCGGCCTGCCGGAGCCGCACAGTCAAGTCCGGCTGGACCTGAATCAGGTGAGCACGACGAGATGATGAAGCTCACGTTCATCGGCGAGGCCGCGGAGGAGTTGGACCTCGCCACCATGCGCCTGAAGGACCGGCGCGTCCTGATGCGGGCCGTGACCCGGAGTGCCGCACTGGTGCAGCGGCAGGCGAAGCTGAACACGCAGACGGTCTTCGCCAACCCGACCGGGAATCTGGCGCGCTCCATCATGGTCCACGCCAACGAGAGCCGGCTCTCGGCGGACATCGGACCGCACGTGATCTACGGGCGCATCCAGGAGATCGGCGGCACCATCCGGCCGGTCCATGCGAAGATGCTTGCCATCCCCATCGGCACGATGAAGGGCGCACCGCGGCACCGCCGCAATGCGAGCACTCCGCTCCACGTCCGGCGCATCAACGGCAAGCTCTTCCTGTTCGACGACGCGGGGGTCGCGCAGTATGTCCTGAAGGACTGGGTCGTCATCAAGCCCCACCCGTACCTGGTGCCCGCGCTCGCCGCCCAACAGGACAACATCGCCGCGGAGTTCGACGAGGCACTCCGCAAGGTCTTCGGGGTGACGTGATGAGTCAGGTCCGGGTGGGCACATTCAAGGCCGCGTTCCTCGCCGCCCTGCGGGCCTGGACCGTGGAGCCACTGGCGAGCGCGGTCATCCGCGTCGGCCCCTGCCGCTCGCTGCGCCTGACCAGCGCGCAGACAGCCCTCGTCATCGTGACGTGGTTGGGCATGCCCAATGGAGAGACCAGTGCGGGCAGCGGCAACAACTGGAAGCGCCGCTACAACTACGAGGTCCTGTTGGCGGTGCCCGACGACGAGGATGATACGGACGCCGCCGATAACGCCCTGATCGCTCTGTTCAACGAGTTCGAGGACTTCATGCACGCCAACCGCAGCCTTGCCGGGGTGCGCGTCGGGCACATCACCACGGCACCGACCGCGATAGTGCCGCTCTTCGAGAACACGGAGCAACTGTTCCGGGCCATACCCTGCGAGATCAACTACGAGACCCTGAAAGGGGGGTAACCCCCATGGCTCTTACCGCCGTAGAGACGACCCTGATGGGCCTGTTCGACCGTTGGGCTTACCAGAAGTCCGCCTGCCGGGCCGCCGCCGTGGGCGGCAGCGACACGTGGACGCGAGTGGATGCCGCCGCCGACGAGACCTTCGAGAACCGCGTCAAGGGCAGCGACCTCACCGCCCTTGACAACGCCATCGAGACCATGAAGCTCGGGCAACTGACGGACCTGCGGGCGGTGCTCGGGGACATCCAGACATACTGCACGACGGACCTCGGGCTGGCCGGGCTGGACGCCTACCTGACCGCCAAGCGCTGGCGGGTGGACGCTAAGCTCTCGGCTCTGTGGACCGAAGCGGGGCGCGCGGCGTTGAGCGTCGCCAACATCGCCGGGGATGCCGACGCCGGGGCGAGTGCCCCGGGCACCCTCCTCGGCTCGCTCATCCGCGGGGGCAGCATCACCTCCGCTGCCGACATCTCGACCAGCTACTCGGCAAGCCCGATCCTGGGGCGCGTGACCGTCAAGGGCGCCAGCGACTGGACGGTGACCGCGACCCTCAAGCTCGACGACGGGACGACCAAAGCCGTTGCCCAGGTAGTCAAGGGCACGGGTGACGGCGGCGCCGTGGGCGACACCTACGTGTTCGGGGCCCAGGCACTGAGCGGCGGCGCGGCCGCCGCGCAGAATGTCATCCCGGTCGCGGCGACCGCCCAGTTCAAGGCCGCCCAACAGATCCTCGGCACCCAATGGTCCGGGTCTGCCCCCGACGAGGTGTGGCTGGCGCAGGAGATCGCGACCATCGACAGCATCGCCGAGAACACGAGCCTGACGGTGCTGAGCAACCTGCTCCACACCTACACCACCGACGCGTACGTGTACCCGCTCTATCGGGGCGTGACGGCCGCGAGCGGTACCGGCGGCGACGCGTCCGACGCACTCTCGTTCTATCCCGCCCCCGACCGGCGGCTGAAACTGTAAGGAAAGGCGGTGAAGGACAATGGCACAAGAACCCATCACTGGCCTTTTCCAGTGGCTTCACTGGGGCACGGTCTCCGCGAATGGCACTATGGGTGTCGTCACCGGAGGCTCGCTCCCCACGGACCCCGACGCGCGGATCCGCTCCGGCATCGGCGGCAACACGCTGCGCCGGGGCGGGATCATCAAGGCCACCGGCAACGCCTCGTTCTACGTGACGAGCAGCAACCAAGCACTCGTGGCCGCGGCCTTGCGCGCCAGCTACCCGCGCGGCGCACTGACCCCCGTGTACCTCGCCGGCGGCGCCGACGACTGGGGCCTGCAGTGGGACGCGGCGAAGATCACCGACTGCCGCATTGACTACTCCCAGGGCGAGGGCCTGCGGGCCACAATCACCTGGGGCGGTATCGTGGTCGCGACTGCTGCCGGCGACGCGATGGACCCCGAGGCGAATCTGGACCTGGAGGACTATGAGGCGGTCATCACCGTGGAGGGCGCCGAGTACGGCGTGACCGACATGGGTATCAGCATCGCCAACAACACGACCTTCAGCAACTCGGCGAACACGAAGGTCGCGGGAGTCAAGCGCCAGGCCAACACGTACCGCTACGGCCTGGAAATGCTGACGATGGAGCTGACGACCGACGAGCCGATCCCCATGACGACCCTGGACTTCCTGGAGGATCTGCTGCCCAACAACATCGGCGCTGTCCTGTCCGCGACCAACGGGACTGACACACTGACCGCGACGCTCATCAACCTGCAGCCGAGCAGCCAGGAGTTCGGGCTGGTAGACGCCAACTCCGCGGCGCCCTGGAAGTATAGCTTCAATGGCGACCCGCAGCGCGGCTCGCTCACCTGGACTTGGGCGTAGACGACAACAGCTCGACAAGCGACGCCGGTCTCCTCCCCCGGGGGACCGGCGCCGCCACTTCTGGAGGGAAGCCATGCGCAAGACCCCCGCTTCAAAGGCGCGCCCCGACGACCCGATCACGTTCTCCCCGCTCACCGACCTGCAGCGCATTGCCGGGGCGCCCCTGAAGGGCACGACCCAGGACGGTGCCGAGGTCCTGTTCGGGCAGATTGCACTGAGCGACTTGGCTGCGTTCGAGTCCGAGGTCGGTTCAATGGACCTGATCGGCGACCTTGCCCACCGGGTGACCTCGTGGTCGTTCCTGGCCCTGCGGTCCCTGCAGCACCACCGTCCCGAGACGACACCTGCCGACGTGGACGCGCTGTTCCCGCCCACCGCCCGAGGCATCGACCTGTTGGGCGAGGTGGTGACCGCCGTGCTCCCCACGGACGAGCCGGCAGAGGCGCCGGCAGAGGCAGCAACTGGCGACTCGTCGTAGCGATGTTCGCCGACCGGTTCGGCTGGACGGTACCTGAGATCATGGCCTTGAGCCTGATACAGGTGCACGAGATATTGGACGGGATCGCCGAACTTGATAAGCTGCGCAACCCCTGACGGAGAGGAGGCCTGAGCGACCATGGCCGACAAGCAGATGTCTGTCCACGTGACGATTTCGGCGGCCGATCAGGCCTCGCCGAAGATCAAGTCCGCCGTCGAGAGCCTCAATGGCCTGGAAGGCGCACTGCGCAAAGCGCAGGCCAGCAGCGAGCAGTTCCGGTCCAAGTGGGACGCCACGTTCGCGGCGACCAGCGCCGTCGGCGGCAAGATGCAGATAGCCGGCGCCGCACTCCTCGGGCTGGGTGGCATCGCGGTCAAAACGGCCTCTGATTTCGGCGAAATGTCCGCGATGGCCGGGGAGGTTTTCAAAGGCCAGACAGAAGCCGCGACTGCATGGGCGGATGCTACCGGCGAGGCGCTCAATCGCAGTGGCGCAGACCTACTGCAGTACGCCGCGGGTTTCCAAGGGCTCTTCACCCCCATGGGCATCGCGCGGTCAGAGGCGACGCAAATGTCCGAGGCCGTGGCGCAGCTTGCCGTGGACCTCGGGAGTTTCTGGAACAAGCAGGAACCCGACGTGGTGAGGGACCTCGCGTCGGCCTTCGCCGGCGAGACCGAGTCCATGCGCAAGTACGGCGTGTTTCTTTCCGACGCCGCTTTGGACCAGGAACTCTTCAATCAGGGCATCAAGGGCGGAAGCACCGCGGCCACCGAGGCCGAAAAGGCCCACGCCCGCATGGCGATCATCATGCGCGCCACCAAGGACGCGCAGGGCGACGCGGCCCGCACATCCGGCAGCCTGGAGAACCAGCTCAAGGGCCTGAAGGCGGAGCTGAAGGAGGCCGCCATCGCCACGGGGCAGGCGCTGGTGCCTGCGCTGGAGGAACTGGCGCCGATCGCGAAGGAGGCCCTGGAGGACCTGACGGAGTTCTTGCGGACGCCAGCGGGTGAAGCGTTCGTGAAGTGGGCTGCCGGGCTCGCCCTCGTGGGCGTGACGGGTGGGACGGTCGTCAAGCACCTCGGCGACATTGCATTCGGCGCGGTGCAGATCGGCAGCCTGAGCAAGTCGGCCTGGGACAGGTTCGGGGG